TCCCAAAAAGATTAGCATGGGATAAAAACATACCAGCGATATCAGACCAGTTGTATGTATTTGCTAATCAACATAGAGGGATAGCAGAATGTTATGGTAAGGTAGATTATATAGTGATTGATTCACCAATTTTATTCTCTACAATTTACCACAGATATTATACAAAAGGATATCCTGCTGAATTTTATGGACAACCTTTTCATGATTTTATTATTGATTTACATAAAAAATATGATTGTATTGATATTCTTTTAGATAGAACCAATCAAGGTACTCATAATGAAAAAGAAAGATATCAAGATTTAGAAGAGTCAATTGCTATTGATAATCTATGTAAAGAAGTATTAGATGAGGTTGGTAACCCATATCATACTATAAAAGTAGGACCAAAAACAGTTAAGAATATACTAAAGTTATTATGAGTAAATTAATATCAGTTGGATGTAGTTTCACTAATTGGCATTTTCCAACTGTTCCTGATTGGCTAGGATATTGTTTTGATGAATATGAAAATTTAGGTAAAGAAGGAGCGGGTAATCGTTATATCTTTAATCAGTTATTTAACTATATTCAAGATAATGATATATCTGATACATTTTTTTATATACAATGGACTGGCATTCCAAGAAGAGATTGGATGGGAGTTGGTAATGAACATTGGAATACTTTGGGTACATTCAATGAAGATGATGAATTAGATGACTTGAGTGAATTAAACTTATTACAATTTTCCACAGAATTTAGAAATTACCTATACACTACCAAAACACACTTTGATTCTTTTAATATACCTTATATTATGAATCATATGCTAGACCCTTGGTTTGATGGTAATTTAGGAGAACCAGGAATAGGAACTGTTCCTAATCACATTTATAAAGAGGGAATCAAACTCATAAATAACTCTACACATCTAGATGATATAAAAAAAATATCAAAAGATAATTTTTTAGAACCTTGTTTGGAATTCTTTTCAATAGATAATAAAAACAAAGAATATGGCCACATTGCATTAGGGCAAGAAAGTGAACCTATGCAAGATTACCACATGAATCCTATGTTATGTCTAAAATATGCAAGAGAAGTTGTTTATCCTAGAATTAAAGATATGATTAGTTTAGAATCTATATTTGATAAAAAATTAGACAAACTATCAGAAGAGTGGTTAGAATCACTTAAAAATCCTGATTTTATGAAACAACATAGAATCCTACATGATAGAAGAGAATTTCAAAATTACTTACATCCATATCCTTGGAATAAAGAATTTAAGAAGATGGATGATGATAAAGATTTTCTTCCAACACCTTTATATAAAATAATTAATGAAAGGCTTGTATAATTCATAAAATTTTCGTATATTTACAAAGTAAATTATAAACTATGAAATATGACCCAAATAATCCAATATCTGATGAAGAGTTGGATAAGATTGCAAAAGAAGATTTTGATAAGTTTTTAGAGTACTTAGATTCAAAATCAGCATATCTTAAAACTAAAACAAGACCTCTTAATTCCCATGAGTTAAAAAAGATGGCAATGTTAGATGCTAAAATACAAGGAAAAGAAGTATCTGATGAAGAATGGGAATCTATTAAAGAAATAGGAAAACAAAACGAGGAACAAATAAAAAAAAGATGGCACAAATAATCGGAAGTGGTAATAACCCACAACAACCAAAGATAGATTTATCTAAAGCAAAAGAAATGAAATGTCAGAATTGTGGAGGTACTGTATTTATACAAGGTACTAAATTCTTAAAGATTTCTAAAATAGTAACAGGTACACCAAATGATGCAATTATACCAGTAGAGTTATATCTATGTGGTGATTGTGGAGAAATCTGTGAAGAGTTACTACCAAAAGAATTAAAAGGAAATGATAAAGAGTAAAACATTATTTGACCATATAAAGGCAGTTACACAATTTCAAGACCCAAAGTATTGGGATAAACTTGAGGATGGTGATAAGAAAACTTGGAGTAACTATATGGTACATCGTTTTCTTTCTATGAATCCTGATTGGATTCAAGTTCTTTCTGAAATACAACCATATACTCAAGTGTTAGAACCAAAACAATTATATCTTGCTCTTATTGGATTACTACCAAAAGGTAGATATTTTCTTAAATATACAAAAGGAAAGGGTGAGGTTAAATATGAAAGTTGGTTAGTAGAATTAATAGTTAAAGAGTTCACTTGTTCTAAAAATGAAGCATTAGATTATTTAGAAATATTTTATGCAACCAAAGAGGGTAGAGAAAACGTAAAGTATATTTGTGAAAAATATGGTATTGACAAAAAAGAAATAACTAAATTAAAGTTAAAAGTGTAATGGATTCATATTGGGATTGGAATAAAGAAAATTTCGATTGGCACTTCGATTCTCAAAAGAAAGTTGAAGATGTGCAATATGTTGGTAGATTTGTATCAGATAAATTAGAATCTTCGGTAAAGAGTGTTGTAGATGTATTGTTATCAGATGAAGATAAATTCTCAGAAACAAGAATAAAGGGAACTTACTACAATAAAGAATCTCAAGATTTCATGGAAGGATATCACAACGATTTAGAAAAAGCTGGTTATGATGAACATAATACTGGTGGTAGACAAACACGAAACCTCCCTCCTATCTTTCACAAAATGGCAGAATTAAGTGGATTATCTAATCCACAGATAATGTTTTTAGAACAACCAAGTGGTAAAATAATTCCATGGCATAGAGATTCCTATAACAATTACAGAAGAAATTATGCAAAAGTACCTGATGATACAGAAGTAATTCGATATCTAATACAACTAAACGATTGGAATTGGGGACATCATGTACTAGTTGGTAACTCTGCAATTCACCAATGGAAACTTGGTGATATTCATTGCTGGGAAGAGGGAATATATCACTCTACTGCAAATTCAGGTTACTGGCCAAGATACTGTTTAACTATTACAGGTATTGTTACAGAAAATTCTTTACATAAAAAATCTCCTAAAAAGCTTGTTTTTTAACAAAATTTTTCGTATCTTTACATAGTAAAAGATAAAATATTATGGCAAGAGTAAGTTACTCACAATATGGAATGTATTCAACTTGTCAAGAACAATATAAACTAAATTATATTGATAAGTTAGGAACATCCTCAGCAAACATCCACACAATTTTCGGTAGTGCAATGCACGAAACAATACAACACTTCTTAGATGTGATGTATAATGTTACCAAAAAACAAGCCTTACAACTCAACTTAGAACAAATGTTATACAAACAAATGGTAGAACATTTTACTAAGGAATCTGAGAAGATGGAAGATGGTATGTATCCATGTAAAAAAGAAGAGTTAGGAGAATTCTTTGAAGATGGTAAAAAAATACTTAGTTATTTTACAAAAAAATTAGATAAGTTATATACTAAAAGTGGATATGAACTTGTAGCAATAGAACAGAGATTGAATGCTGAGATTAAACCTGGTGTTCATTTCATTGGTTTTATTGATGTACTTCTAAAAGATAAAACAACTCAAGAATATGTTATCATTGACTTGAAAACTTCAACAAGAGGTTGGAACAAGTATCAAAAGAATGATAAGGTAAAAACCTCACAGATGTTATTATATAAGAAGTTCTATTCAGATAAGTACGATATTCCCTTAGATAAAATTAAAGTAGAATACCAAATATTGAAAAGAAAGATAAGTGAAGATTTTGAATACCCAATACCAAGAATATCTAAGTTCGTTCCAGCCAATGGTAAACCTTCAATGAACATGGCTTGGAATGGATTCAAAGGGTTTGTTGATTCGGTATTTGCTGAGGGTGGTGATATCATACAAGAAGTGTTTCCTTCTAACAAAGGAAACCATTGTAAGTGGTGTGAGTTTAAGGAAAGAGGATTGTGTTCAGCATGGAATTAGACTGTTTTTTATATTTGTATATATTTATATAAAAACATATAAAAGGATAGTTATGGCAGATACTAAATTAACAACTGTAAAAATAGTAAAAGATATTTACTCTTCATTTAAGAGAATATCTTTTGATTCGAATATCACACTTCAAAAACTAGTAAACCGTTCTGTACACAAATATATAAACGAAGAAGAGTTTAGAGGAGATATAAACAATTACACAGAACTACAACATAGTGGTTCACAATTTTAATTATGAAACGAGAAGATAACGGCAACACCCAACTTAATACTATTCGTAGTGAGTTCAACGATAGGGTTGAAAACAAAACCTACTTAGGTAATACAGTACGAGTAAAGTTAAACTCAAAAAGACGTTACAGAACAATTTAATAACATTTTAATGGCGAAAAAGAAAAAGATTTTACTACTCTCTGATGACTTAAGAATGTCATCAGGTATAGCAACTGTATCCAAAGAATTCGTATTTGGAAACTTTGATAAATTTGATTGGGTTCAATTGGGAGCTGCAGTTAATCATCCAGAAAAAGGTAAAGAAATCGATTTAGGAGATGATGCACGAAAAATTAGTGGTATCGAAGATGCTTCACTTAAAATCATCCCTTGGAGTGGGTATGGTGATGCAAATATTCTTAGAGAATTAATCATGAGACATCAACCTGATGCTATCCTACACTTTACAGACCCAAGATATTGGAGATGGTTATATGAAATGGAAGCTGAAGTTAGACAAAACATTCCAATTCTATTTTATCATATATGGGATGATTTACCAGACCCTCATTACAATAGAAATTACTACGAAAGTTGTGATTGGTTAGGATGTATCTCAAGACAAACTTATGGTATCGTAAGTAGAGTTGGTAAATTAGAATCAGAAACAATCAAACCCTTAGAAGATTGGCAAGTGGATTATGTACCACATGGTATAAATTCAAATATCTACAAACCAACAGAAGTACCAGCTAAGTTCAAAAAAGAACTTTTAGGTGATAAACAATATAAGCTTGTTTTATTTTGGATGAATCGAAACATTAAACGTAAACAACCATCAGATGTTATTTGGGCATTCAAGAAATTTGTAGATAGATTACCAAAAAAAGATAAAGATAAGGTGTGTTTAATAATGCACACTGCACCTAGAGACCAAAATGGAACTGACTTAATCGAAGTTAAAAGAAGATTAGCAGATGATTGTGATATCAAATTTTCAACAGAAAGAGTTACACAAGAACAATTAAATTGGATTTATAATTTATCAGATGTTACAATTAATATTGCAGGTAACGAAGGATTTGGATTAACAACTGCAGAATCAATCATGGCAGGAACTCCTGCAATCATAAATGTTACTGGTGGATTACAAGACCAATGTGGATTCAAATTAGATGGTAAATATCTAACTGCAGAAGATTACAAAGAAATTGGTTCACTTCAC